ATATTCGGTATATTAATTATATTTCTATTATTTAATAAAATTTTTATTTGCTGTATTTTGTCATAATCTGCATATTCATTTAATTCATCACCTAAATTATTTTTATACATATATTTCATATCTAATATCTTATTCCCCTCTAATAAATTTATAATATCACGGATATCACTATATAATATATATTTTTTAGTTGCATTTATATTATATCTTTCTAATTTTTCAAGATATTCGTCTAATATAAGAAGTAAATTATTTATTGTCATTTGATTGGTAATAATATATGGTTCACTAATCTTACTGGAGACCTTTTTTTGTTGATTATTTATTTCTACACAAACAGGACATGGTTTTGGTATAGGGCATTGTAAAATATCACAAGTTGTACAAGTTGTACATTGTTGTGCGGCAGTTTGATCAGGACATTTTAATTCATTCTTTTCAGGTATATCTCGTTCATTTGTTACACATAGTGCACCAAAACATATATCAAGATGCTCTATAATATTATTAATTTTAATATAAGATCCATCTGATTTATAAATATAAGACATATATATATGTATTATATTTAATTTAATTTATCAAATGGTTTTTTAAATTTAAAATATACATCTCTACATTCATTCATAGGATCATCTAATGTTTTATTTTTACTAATTTTATCAAATGATTCTCCATTTAATTGTCTTAATATAAAATTTAATGAATAAACACCACATTCTGAACCTTTATATTGATGTCTAGTATGATTATAATCAACCTTCATTTTTTCTTCTATTTTATTTTTTGTATTAATTCTCATAAATGAATCTGTTTCATTTAATTCACTACACATGTTTTTACAGTGATCTTTACTATAACACCACTTACTTATTCTTTCAACTAATTTTCTAACTCGTTTTTCTGGTCTTTTTCCATAAGAATCAAAATAATTTATTATATTCTTATCTAAATTAGCATATAAAGAAACCCAATGAGATCCATTTTGCCAATGTTCATCTAAATTAAATACAAACCCTAATTGTTTCTTTCCGGAATTATATAATTTATCATAATCAATATCCTTAATATCCAAAAATGGTAACTCGTCGAAATCCATCGGAACAGCGCCGTAAAATTTAAAATCTGGATATTTCATTTCATATTGCTCCATAACTTCATTTATATGAACTGTACTTAACCATTCAAATTTACCATCTGGTCCATTAGGTCTAAATGTATTATTTAAAATATTCTTATCCTTCAGTTTTTTAATAAATGATTGCTTTAACCAACATATTTGATTATCACACACATCTTCTAGTCTATTTGTTAATTGTGATAGTAAATGTTTTTTATCTTTTTTGATTTCTATTTTTTCACCTTTCATCTTACCATCTTCTACAAAAATATTATATGCAATTGCCATCTTTTTTAAATCCGATATAGTAAAACAACTACCCTCATTGTAATCCTTATTTGGAGCACACTTTTCATCCTCGTTACCCATTTATATTAGTATATATTTTATTTTATTTAGTATATAAAATAAATTCTCCTTTTTTAACTTCACCTATCTTCATAACATCTTTATCATAAATTATACCTCCTTCTCTATTTTCAATAAAACATACTTTACCATCTATTGTAGTCTTTTCTAAAATATTTTCATGTTCATCTAATTCTTCTTGATTTTGTGGAATTTCTCCTAGTTCTGAATCTGAACCCTCTTCAATTAGTTGATTTTTTTTACTAGTTTTTTTCAAACTTTTCTTAAAGTCTTTAATATATTTTTCATGCATTTCATTATAATCTAATTTATAATCTGTTGCTATTTTTAATAATAAATCTTCCTGATACTTTACCAAATCAACATAATAACCTTTTTGTAAATTTTCAATTAGTTGATCATAATCCTTATTATATGCACTTTTTAATTTATCTAATGACTTTAAATTAGTTTGTAGTTTCATTTTTATATATAATAATGCCATTAATTCTTGAAATATTTTTTTCCATTTTTTTAAGTGTTAATATAGAAATTCTTCTAAATATATGAAACATTCTTTAAATAACGTTTTTTAAATTATTAATATCACATATTTAAAAATTATATGATATTAGTAATTTAATGAGTTTAATGTTTGAGAATCCAGAATATAATATTATATTAGATAATATAAATAGTAATAAAAATATTAATAAAGACAATGAGTGTGCCATATGTAGAGATAATTTATTAGTTGATACTATCGATTTACATTGTAAACATAGATATCATACTGAATGTTTACTTAATTCATTCATAAAATATGATACAAAAAAATGCCCATTATGTAATAAACATTTTTCTATTGATTCTTATAAAACAACATGTATGACTAAAATGAAAAATAATACAATATGTACCAAGGTATGTTATAATAATGAAAAAATATGTAAAGTACATGTTAAAACATATTTAAAAGAATTAGAAAGAAATGATAAAAAAGAAATATATAAACTAAAAAAGATAATCAAAAATAAAAATACCAAATTAAAGAAACTAATTAATGATCAAAATGAATTACAAACTGAAATTACAACATTGGAACTTCAGTTACAGAATATACAATAATATTGAAAATGCTAATTTAAAGACTTGTACGTTAATAGTTTTAAATGAATGAAGAAAGACAATTAGAATTTCTTAAAGAAGTTCTAAAAGATTTATGTAATAATAATGATATTATATACGACGATATAACATCCATTCGAGAACATGTTATATTATCAATGAATATGGTATTTAATGATATAAATATCGATTTAATTAATTATAATTTAACAAAATTATTAAAATTTACATATCAATATAATAATAGTTACTCAGGAAAAATGATATATAATAAAGATCAAATTATCGTACCAGATGAATATAAAAAATTGGCCGAACATGTTGACTATATTGCTAATATTCCTCAACCAGAACAAAGAACAAAGGAATGGTTTGACATGAGAAAAAATATGATTACTGCAAGTTGTGCAGCACAGGCAGTTGGAGAAAACCCATATTCTAATCAAAAACCAGATGATTTAATTTTAGATAAATTAAATTTAGGTCCACCATTTTTAGATAATAAATTTGTTCATCATGGTAAAAAATATGAAGAAGTTGCAACAAAGATATATGAAAATATATATGATATAAAAGTAGAAGAATATGGATTAGTTCCTCATATAGCGCAACCACATATACCATATATTGGCGCTAGTCCAGATGGGATTGGTAGTAAATTTACTCTTTCAAATAAATTTTCTCCGATGATAGGTAGAATGTTAGAAATCAAATGCCCATATGTTAGAAATATAAATACAAAGGGTGATATCGACGGTGAAATATGTCCACATTATTATCATTGTCAGGTGCAACAACAATTAGAATGCTGTGATTTAGAATATTGTGATTTTTGGCAGTGTACATTAAAAGAATTTTTCTCTAAAGAAGAAATGTTGGAAAATGATACACCTACAAATTATAGAGAAGAACAAGATATACTATTAAATGTACCAAAAAATTGTAGACAAGGATGTATAATTCAATTACTACCTAAAAATAAGATTACTCGTTTTTGTTTGTTTGATGCAAAATATATATATCCCCCAAATATTGATATGTCAATGTACGAATATGATCAATGGATTTTAGACGAGGTTACACATCTGGCTCAAAAATATCCCGATTTAATGAAAAATTATGTTTTTGATAATGTTTTATGGTGGAAATTAACTGTATGTCATAACGTTAAAATTAAACGAGATAAAGCATGGTTTGATTCTAAACTACCATTATATAAAACTTTATGGGATAGAATCACATTATATAGAAGTAGTAAAAAAGAACTAGACAATTTTATTAAAGAATATAATAATAAACATAAAAGAAAAAAAGATATTGTTATTGAAAAAGAAGAAGATTTATTATTTGTCGATTCTGAAACAAGTGAAGATTTTAATACTCCTGATAAAACTATCGATACTTCTAAAAAAACTATTAAAACTAATAATAAAGAAGAAGAAAAAAAATCTGTATTATTTGTTGACTCAGACTCGGATTCTGACTAATATACAAATATATTATAAAAATTATTATTATATTTCGTAAAATTAAAATTTATATTTTTTACTTCAATTATATTACAAGACGAATCATCCGTTATAATATCATAAAATAATAACATTGCGTGAGATGTATTGGATTTATATATTAATACCAAATGATAATATGTACTATTTACATTTGAACAAATAAATGGTTCAATTAACTCCATATATTCATTATCTTTTATAGTTGATATAATGAATTTATTCGTTCTTTTATATTCTAAAAAAACATTTCTTATATCAAAATATGATACAGACATATTTAATTTTTCTGTATAAATTATTTTATTTTCCTTAATATATTTATTAATTTTATCCATTATTATTCATAAATATATTTATTATTTTCTATATTATAACTTAGTTTATTTATACCTATAATATTCGTATCAAATGCTTCATAATTAATTGATTTACCTGAATTTAATTTATTATTCTTAAAATCATCTAATATTTTATTTTTAATATCTTTTGCATTTTCATTATTATTTATGAAATATGATTTCATAAATTCTTTTAATTTTATCTCTTTCTGTATTGATGATAATTTATTCCATGATTTTCGATATGCATATATATCTATTTGCGCTAATCTCTGATCTATATCTGATTCAAACTTATTTAAATCTTCTTGTTTTTTATCAATATTCTTAAAATAAATAATTAAATCATTTATTTTATTTAAATAAAAATCATCTTTACAATCCTCTTTTGTACATTCCAAAAATGTTAATTTATTTGATTTTATAATATCATCTAGTATTTCGGTATTTAGTTCCATTTTAATAAAAATATATCCAATGGTTTAAGTATTTATAATTTCAATTTAAATGGGCAATTTTATATATTGAACTCTAATCATGACTATAAATATATAACCGTTCCACTGAAAACAAGATGAATTACTTAAAAACAATTCTTCGTGTTTTTATATATATCCATTAAATGTACTACTAATTATTTAAGAATTAAAAAAAATTGAAAATTTTAAAGTTTATGTATCAAATATATTATTTTAACTTTACACATAATGCCCAACGGTAAAAAAACTACCACTAAGGCCGTCAAGGCCTCCAATCCTACTAAGGCCGTCAAGGCCTCCAATGCTACTAAGGCCAATGCAGCCAATGCAGCCAATGCAGCCAATGCCTCCAATGCCATGCAAACGCGAACTAGTTCTATTACTAGCACTTCACAACGTACTTACATTAATGTAGTTGTTGATACTTCCGCATCAATGACTCATCTAAGACAAGCTTTGAAAAGTGGTGTTAAAGAATTTGTTGATAATCAGAAGAAAAATGCATCTGATGAAAATCGTCTGAGTTCTACATTTTTTCGTTTGGTAACATTTAATACGGAAGTAAGTATTATATATGATGGTCCTATTAAAGATTTTGATGGTTGCGATTTTGAAACTAAAGGACTCACCCGTTTGTTTGATACAGTTATTGGTGAAGTAAATAACCTTACCAGAAAAATGACGTTGCCTAGAGATCTAGCATCATTGTCTCCGGCAAAAGGAGTTCTTCTTGTTATGACTGATGGAGAGAACAATTACGGATCTTCAGACCCAGCTATTATGAGAAAAATAGTCCAAGATGCACGTGATAAAGGTCTGTTATGTACTTTTATGGGTGCAAATCAAGATGCACCCAGTACAGGAGACACGTATGGTTTTTCTCCAGATGCATCTTTGACTTTTACACCGCATGCTGACACTACTGTGGCTGCTATGCGCGTAGTTAGTAACGGTATGTATCGTGCTATGAGTCAACCAACAGATGGTGAAATTTCTTATACTCAATTGGAAAGACAATCATCAGTTAGTACATCGTATTCTGATATGCCTCCTCCTCTGCAACGCTCTAACGCATATGCCTTTGGCGGTAATACAAGAGGTGATATTGTGTCTAGGTCTGGTGCATTTTATCACCCACCTCTGCAACGCAATTAAGATATGTATCAATACATATAATACCTAGATTATGGTAAGTAAAGATTTATAATCTTTAAATTTTGATTTAATATATTTATATTAAATTAAAAATCTCCATTATAGTGATGACTACATTGCCATAATTTACCATTTTCAGAATATATATTTATATTTTTGCATAATATCCACCACATGGATGTCTACATGATGGACATTTATATGAATTATTTTTTAACCAATCTGTAATTTCATCATATAGGAATGCATGATCACATGGTAAAACAATAATATTATCATCATCGTTAAATGTTTCTAGAGTAATCATACATTTTGGATTCTTTTTTTTAATATCATCGTTTAATTCTACATATTTACACTTTCTTAATTTATCAAAACTTTCATTTGTTATAACAATAGGAATATCTATATTTTCATTTTGTGGAATATTAAATAAAGGAAATATGTTATTTGTTGCTTCAATATCATTTAAATTCACATCTAAACTATTTGAAACAGATAATAAAGAATTAAACATATTATGATACATCGGTTGAACGTTATTTATATTTTGTGGTCCTGTAAATAATGATTGGACAAATCCATATATTTGATTATCAACTACATTTGGATTATTGTAAAATAAAAATGATGAATTATTTATTATAGGAGTTTCATTATTTATAGGATTTTGGTTCTGCTGTTCTAAATTATCTTCATCTATTGATTCATCTTCTGATATGGATAATGAATTATCGGTTGTTTCTATATCAGAATTGTCATCTAATAAATCTTCAGATGTATTATGTTGATTATTTGTATTATATTGATTTAATAATAATGAATTTATCGAATTATTTAAATTAGCATTAGGGCTTGTAATTAAATTAATAATATTTGTATTAATTCCTATAATCGGATTTAAATTATAATATGTTATTAATATATTCCGGATAGCTGAATATGACATCCCGTCAGATTGATGTAATATGTTTCTGACAGCAATTAGTATTCTGTATGAGTTACTTGTTTCATTTTCTAATTCTAATCGAATAGCAGTTATTCTATCAATTAAATTATAATCAGTCATATATTATATATATATTTATCTTTTTATAATATATTATGATTAATAATTATTTAAATTTAGCAGATTCACATAAAGTATTTATAGAATGTATTTTAATAATTTTTCTGTCAGTTTATTTATTTAATAAATTAAATGTTTCACTTAAAGGAGTATTAGGATTTTTTGTAGGATTAATCTTTGCATGGTTATATTATGATAAAATAATATCTATAAAAAAACAAAAAAATAATAACTTAGATGATATCAAAAAACAATTTCCAATATTAAAATCTTTAAATAATGAGAATGATTTAATATTATTTTATTATGATAATAAGAATTTAGCGAATTATGATATTGTTAATTATTATCAATCAATAAATAATGCGATATTATTTGTTGAAGTCCATAATAGAATAATGATGAATACACAACTAGGATATTTTCAATATGATGTATTAGAAAAACATATGATACTATGTTTACAACACTATAACAAAATAGAATTTAGTATATCAAATCAAAAAGATGTAAATATATATTTAAAGAGTAACTTAGAATCTCTAAATAAGATTCTAAGTAAATATATGAATAAGGTAATATTACACTTAAATAAAAATAATACTACTACAGATATATTTGTTAAAAAAAAGGACTTAAATCCTAAAGTTAAGGAGTATAATAAATATGATTTAATTATTTAAAAATAACATGATATATTATTTTAATGGATTATAAAATAATATATCAAATTTGTGCTTTTCCGCAAAATAATAGTAAAGGAAGATATTCTGTTCGTAAACTAATATTTTCAAAAAATGTTTTAGTTAAATGTGAATATTACCATTATGGTGAAAGAAATTTAAATAAATTAAATAAAGAAATTACCAGAATGAATTATCAATATTATTATATTGATAGTCATAATTTTGATGATATTAATATTCCAACGATTCAATCTATTAAATGTTCATAGATGTATTTGCATTAGGTTGTGCTCTTGGATTTGGTACTTCTCTGAGTTTTAATGTTTCTATTGTATCTTCTAGTTCTTTAATTTTTTTACCTTGATCATTTGTTACTGGATTATGTGGTAAATATTTAAAACTATAATCGTTAGGAATATTAATATTTATATCATTTTTTTGAGTATTACTTGGATAGAAGAATATAAAAGAAATCAAGTATAAAATACCACTTATTAATAAAAGAAATAATCCTATATAAAATAATCTATTTTTCTTTGTAAATAAATTAAGAAACTCTTGCAATGTTGCATAATTAAAACTAATTATTTCATAAACTAAATCTAAAATTTCATATTTTGTATTTGTAAATATTTCAATAATATTCATATCCATAATTTTTTTTTCCTTTTCCTCAATTGAATCTAGACTTTTAATATAATTATCATTTTCTAATTCTTTTTTTTTCTTTTTATCTTGTTGTATTTTTTCAAAATTTTGATTAAATTCATTTATATCGAATTCATTATTATCATAATAATTATCCATTTATAAATACTTAAGAAAAAAGAATAATAACATTACTTTATTATTCTTTTTTATAATTTATTATCTATAATCTTAATCGGAATATGTATACGTATAAGCAGATGGAAATCTTAACCAATAACATTTCCCTGCAACTAAATTTGTTTCTAGTTGATATTTAGATCCATTATATGAAAATAATGTATATATATCTGCATCTGGGAATAACGTTAAATAATTTGTATTATTCGCAGATGATATTGGTAAACTTACTAAATTCCATCCTTGATTGACATTAACAGTTACTGAAGTATTATTTACTTCGTTTACATTAAATGTATATGTATAAGCAGATGGAAATCTTAACCAATAACCTTTCCCTGCAACTAATTTTGTTTCTAGTTGATATTTAGATCCATTATATGAAAATAATGTATATATATCTGCATCTGGAAATAAAGTTAGATAATTTGTATTAGTAGCAGATGATATTGGTAAACTTACTAAATTCCATCCTTGATGGACATTAACAGTTACCGAAATATTATTTATTTCAACAACATTAACTGTTCTTATTACTTCAGTTGCTGCATTTCCTGATGAATCAGATACATTATATGTGATTATATATTGACCAAGTGTATTTACATCTACAGTATTACCTCCAACTGTAATATTATTAGTTAAATCACCATCATAATTATCATTTGCAGTAGCACCTTGATCAGTATATGTTGTATTTGCTTCATGATTGAC